AGGCATTATTTCTGCTGTAGATACTTCAAACAATGCTTTAAAAGTTAGACTAGCTAACTCTTTACAAGAGTATAGTAACGTAGAAGTAGTACATTCAAATACTACTACTAGTAACGGTACGGCAAATGGAGCACTACAGTCTGGCGCTTTACCTTTTATAGCTAATGTTATGTCGGGTAACGTGACTACTGCGATAGCGACAGTTTCTGCCACAGCGCCTAGCGGTTTTATTGCGGCTAAGAATGCTTTTGTACAAAACCCTTTAGTCCGTTTATATTCAATTTACTATCCTGGAGAGTGGTACCCGCCTAACGAAGCTGGTAACCCTACCGGGGAGGGCGAAGGTCGTGCTTGGCCTAATGCTTTTCCTGTTAAATTTGCAGAAGTTGTGGCAGATACTGTTGACGACCTATCTTATAATGTGGTGCACGCTGGTACTACTTATATGCCTCTACCCGTAGACGTAACGGGTATTGACCAAGGTTCTGATGGTAAGATAAACGAACTGACTATTAGTATATTTAACGTAGATAATATAATATCTGCATTAGTAGAGAATCCCCATCTTACGGGTAATAACATATCTAACTCTGTAATAGCTTATGTAAATGGAGAGCCAGTGCATGGTATAGACCCTAGAACAGTTAATGCTACCCCTGCAGAAGTAGGTAGTGTAGGTGAAGAAGCTTTTGATAGCCTAACGCGAGCAAGAGCTAATGGTTTATCTTATCATGTTGATTACGTAAATTTTTATGGTAGTGCTAATGCATCGTTTACTATAAACCAGACTACTAATGTTAAAGGTATTTGGGTACCTGGTAAAGCAGATACTAGAGACCTATTAGGTGCAGTAGTAGATATTAAAACTACATTTGCTAACTTTCTAGATTACTGGCCTGAGTATTCCCTAATAACAGCTATTAACTCTAATGTAATAACTGTCAGTAATATGACTCCTTACAGAGTTGGCGACGTAGTTAAAACTGGTAGGACAGAGACAAAGACTAATTATCTTGCTAAGGCTTTAGGTGGTTTAAATGCTTTTATTTTAGATGGCTGGAATGATAATACTGGTACGATTAGCGACACTACAAATCTTAGTGAGTTTAATACTCCTATATTCTCTTACGATGCTGAGGGTCAATACGTATTTACGCAGGACTATGTATTAGATGACGATTTAATAACTCTATCAGGTCAAACAGTAACATTTTCTGTTTATATTAGAAAACCTGCGGGGCAGACATCAGGACGAATGAGAATTAATGATTCCTTCAACTACTCCTACTACCCTATAACAACGTCTACCGAGTTCCAAAGATTTACTGGCACTAAAACATTAGGCAGTAACTCAACTAGATTATTTGTTATGATTGACAGCACTGGGGGCGGCCCGATAGAGTTTCATTCTCCTAAACTAGAGATAGGATCTACTGCAAGCCCTTTCTTAGACACTGCTACAGTACTATCTATTACTGAGCATGGTAACGTATACCTAGATACTGCTTTATTTAGTACCGCAACAGTGGGTGATCCTCTGTACATAGTTAATGCCGAGGCTGACCCTGAAAGCTACCTACTTGATAATTTTAAAATTAATCAGCTAGAATCTATGAACGAGCATATAGCTAAGTTTGGTTTAGTATCTTGGTTACAGTATTTTAAAATCGTAACACCTAAGCGTAAATACTATAAAAACACATGCCAGTGGAAGTATAAAGGTGAAGAATGTCAGTATCCGGGATCAGGAGGTTTGCCTATACCTAGTAGTGATTTAGTTTCTAATGCTAACCCTATAGCAGCAAATAATGAGATAGCAAATACAGAAGCTGAGGATGTTTGTTCTAAGTCTCTTGAAGGCTGTACTATAAGAAATAACGCTAGACACTTCGGAGGATTTCCTGGTACCGGTAGAACAGTACCAAGGTCTTAAAATATATGACAGTATTAACCGACTATTTATTTATACAGCATAACTATAAAGCTACTAACTGTGTAACGCTAATAACTGATTTTTATGCAAAAGAATTACATATTGATATTAAGTTACCTGATTATCCTAAATCTAAACGATGGATGCTGGAGTTTACTACTGATTCCGTGGACTTCTGGGCAGACAAATATGCTACAAATGTTGCATTGACAGCTGCTAAAAATTATGATTTAATGGTGTTTAAGGCTAGTAATTCTAACTGTTTAACACACTTCGGGCTATACTTAGAAAGAGGTAAGTTTTTGCATATGGAAGAGGGTAAAACTTCTAAAATAGAGCTGTTAGACGAATACTGGTTATCTTCTTTATATAAGGTACTTAGGCATGAAAAAATGGTATGACGACTATATAGGGTTTCCCTATAAACATTTAGGAGATAACCCGTTAACAGGAATAGACTGTTTTAACTTATGTAGATATATATATAAGCATCAGTTAAATATAGCAGTACCTTTATCTACTCATGATTTTTGTAATATAGTAGATGCTGATTGGTACAATAAAACTACGCAGCCGTTATTTGAAATAGCTGCTGCTATAAAACGTACTGATTTTGCTTGGAAAAAAGTAACAACGCCTCAGCTATATGATATTATAACTATGAGTATAGGCGACACTAACGTAACAAATCACTGCGCAGCATACGTCGATAAAAACAAAGTATTGCAGACAGCTGCTAATAAAAAAAGCTGGGTAGGTCTTTATGGCAACTACTATCAGCAATACACAACAGGAATTTACCGATGGGCACCTTTGAACAATTAAAAAAAGATATGAATAGTCATGCAATGCATGATTACCCTAACGAGTGTGTGGGGATAGTAACTAACGATTTTAAATATATACCTTGTAAAAATATAAGTGATCTACCTAAAGTTACTTTTTACCTTGATCCTGCTGCTTTAGTTGAGCATGACGGTAATATATGGGGAATATTTCACTCACACCCTGGCGATGAAAACCCTATACCTAGTAGTGAAGACAAAATTAGTGCTGCTTTTAATTCTTATAAGTTTTTAGTAGGTTTTAATAATAAGTTTTATATATACTGGTTCGATAAAGCGGTAGATGCTTTAAAATTTGCACCCTTTGAGGAAATACATATTGATACTAACGATTAAACCACACTCTACTCTTAGTTACTTATTTACTTCTAAAATCTTAGAAGTAGATGCGTATAGCTATAGCGATGTGTTGTTTTATATTAATAGTATGCAGCCAAAATTCTTTAACTACGCAAAGCAGCAGCAGCTAAACGGTATTGATGAAGGTTACGTTTTCTTAGATAAAAACTTAAAAGAAATTACTCCTGACTCCTTGTTTATTAAAAGAGTTAAAGAGAATGATATTATGCATATCGTGCCAGCGGTTACAGGCGGTGGGGGTAAAAGAGGTGCTTTACTAGCCCTAATGGCTGCTGCTGCTATTTTTACTATGGGCGCTAGCTTAGCTGCAGGTGCAGCTGTAGCAGGTGCTACTACTGCTGGTACAGGCATTGCGGGTTCCGCTGCTATAGGTGCTGGAGGCTTAACTGCTGGTACTTTGACTTCTATAGCAGGAGTCATGCAGAATATTGCTGTTCAGATAGGCTTAGCTGCTCTAAGTGCTATGTTTGCTAAAGGCCCTGTAAAACAAGAAACTGCAAGAGAGAACGGCTTTTTCGGTGGTTTGTCTAATACTACTAATAGCGGTACTCCTATAGCTTTACATTACGGCATGGTTAGGGCTGCAGGACAATTAATAAGTGGTTATATTGAAACAGTTAACCACAGCAAAAACGCTATTATAAGCGTTAATGACGTACTTGAGGGATAAATGACTAGAAAAACTATAGATAACTATAAGGGCAATATAGTGCCTGTAATCAAAGGTGCTGGAGGAGGTAAAGGAGGCGGTAACGTAGCTCCCAATTCTTTATTTTCTACAGATGTTTTACTACTTACTAACGCTTTAGGAGAAGGCCCTTTATATAGAATAAACCCTAACGGTCCTCAAGATATACAAATAGCTGAAAGTAAGATTGATGATTTAGTAAACCTTGACGGTGACGGTCTTGAGAATACTGAAAATTTTCAAACAGTTACTACTCCTGGAACCTTAATTCAAGACCCTTTGCCTTTTTTCGGTGATAGGATTGTATCGCCTCAGCAATTTAGCAGTACTACTGTACTTAAAAAAGGTAACATAGAGGGTGTACCTTCTTCTTCTATAACTTTACAAGAAACCAGTGCTTCCGCTTGGGATGCTATAAAGTTTAACTTTGTTGTAAACGCTATATTTAAGGGTGATAATGACGGAAATGTACGTGCTAATAGCTTAACTTTACTTATACAGTTATACGACTCTGATGGTCTTAGCGTATTTGAATCTCGCTCTGTTGATATAACAGGTAAGAGTGATACTGCTTATAAGTTTAGCGTAATTATAAACATACACGAAGCTAATAAAAGCGAAACAGGTTATAGATTTTCTTTAAGCAAGATATCTGATGAGTCTGACGATTCTAAAATAGAAGATAATATAGCTATTATAGGCTGGGACGAAATAGAAAATACTGCTTTAGCATACCCAAGAACAGCCTTAATTGGTTATGCAATTAAAGCAGCTAATGAGCATACAGGAGGTATTCCTAACTTTACTAGCATGATTAAAGGATTACTAGTAAAAGTACCTTCTAACTATAATCAACCTACGGTAGAGGGTCAGATAGACTGGAGACAGTTAGAGATAGGTACTTCTACATACCCGTACACTACGTATGGCTACTACCTACAAAATACAGGTACTAGTACTGTATTAACAGCCTTAGAGCCTGAAATATATGTAGGCACTTGGGATGGTAGCTTTGTATACTCTTGGACGCAAAATCCTGTATGGATAATGTATGATATACTAACTAATAAAACCTATGGCTTAGGTATTCCAGAAAAAAATATTGATAAATATAAGTTTTATCAAGCGGCGCAATACTGCGACGCCTGTGACTCTTCAACAGGTACTTTTATAGGTGTTAACGGTTTAGCAGACGGCTCTTATAGATACAAACCTAGAACTCTATTTACATCTAATAGACAAAACCAAACAGGAATACCAGAAGGTACTGCCGTAAAAGAAAGACGCTTTATTTCTGATTTGTCTATAACAGAAACAGAAAAGTCTATAGATTTATTAAATAAAATTTCTTCTACCTTTCGCTCCGTTATTATTTATAGCGGTGGTAAAATTAGTATTGCAATAGATATGCCCGATGAGTACCCTTCTATGATGTTTAATGAGGGTACTATAAAAGAAGGTACTCTACAAATATCCGGAGGCAAGGAAAGCGATGTATATACAGGCGTAGACGTTACTTATATAGAACCTTCAAACCACTTTAAAAGAGAAACAGTACGTGTAGACTCTTCTGACAACAATGATGGTACTAACTTTACAAACATAGATAATATACTGTCTTTAGACCTATTTGGTGTTACTAGGCGTAGTCAAGCAATTAGGACTGCACAGTACCAGTTAGCCGCTTCTAGGTACCTAAAAAGGTCTGTTACTTTTGGTGCTAGCTTAGACGCTATTAATTTAGCGCCTGGCGACGTGATTAGTGTAGCAACTAGAAGCACAGGCTTAACTTATGGGTATAGCGGTAAAGTATTTTCAAATACTACAACAGCTGCTAACGTATTTTTAGAGCATTTTACAGTCCCAGCCCTAACTAATGCGTTTTTTACAGCTAATACTTATCCTATAGCCCTGAGAATACTTAGGCAGGATACAGACAGACTAGACTTATATATTGTAAGTAATACTAACTATGAGGTAATATCTACAGGAAATACGGGTTCCAGTGTTGACGTAGTTAAAGTAAACGCTATACAACAGTTTAACCCTATAACTAAATCTTTAGATGATGTTAATGATTCTCTTAGTGCTAATTCCTTGCCTAACTCTGGAGACCTATGGTCTTTAGGTGAGATAACTAACCCAGGAAATTATTACTCTGACCTATCTGCTAAGTTATTTAAAGTTACTAGTATATCTAGAGAATCAAAAGAAGAGGTTATTACAGTAAGCGGTTTAGAGTATATACCTAATGTTTATATAGATTCGGACTCTTTTGTAAACTTTAAATCTACTCCTTATGTAGATGTTACTTCTCCTTTTTCTACACCGCCTACTCCTGTATTTAGCCTGTCTTACGCTAATAGAGTAAAAACAGATGGCTCTGTTTACGCTGATGTAAATATTAGAAAAAGTACAGAAGTAGTAGGATATAAAGATCAAGACTTAGAGACTGAGTACTTTATTGCTAGTCCCGCAGACTATGCTGCTGTTAACCTTGTTACTGCAACTACCCCTCTAACTCTTAGCACGAGTAATTCTACTGGTTTTACTAATAATACACCTTCTACTGTCTTAGCGGGTAAAAACGGTTTTGTTGGTGAAGTAGGCAAAATTAAACTACTTTGTAATGCTTATTCTATACAAGACGCTAGTAATATCGTACTAACTATAGAAGGCTTTAGCCAAGTTTTTGATGAAAATTTTTACCAACATGTGCTTGAGGTTAATGACAGTCTTTCCTTTTCAGGATTAAAAGGTACTGACTCTCTTACTATACCTGTAAAAGAAAATGCTAATACAGGAGGTCAGATAAATTTTGTAGGATATAATAACTTAGTAACTAATATATCAAGACCTATTACAGGATACAATAAAACTACTGAAACTATAACTATAGAAAACACTCCTTCTGGTACTTCTGAGCTAGGTAATATACTACCTTCACCTCCTTTTTATATATCTATAAACCAGATTATAGACCCTGCCTACTATAGTAACTCTTCTTTTTATGTAACAGGTACTAATCTTAAAAAAGTAAAAGAAGATTCTTTTAATAGCAGCATATCTCCTACAACTATAGAACTAGATATAAAGCCGCATAATAAAGCTTTTATTAACTTCTATATTGATGGTATAGCTAAGAACTCTAACCAATTTACTGTTAACCTTAATAAAGGCTTAAGTAGAAAAGCAAACATACTCTACTCTAATGACTTGTTAGATACTGGTTTTAGGGTAGAAGTAGAAAAATACACGGTCCCTGCTATAGAGGTAGGAGACTCTGTAGAGGTGTCTTTTAATAACGTTTATACTATTTCAAATACTAGCTACGATCCTGCTAGTGCAAAATTTAATGCCGCTACTACTGCTAACTCTATATTTAGAGTTTATACTTCTTCTGTACCAGACTTTGACATTACTAACTTTAACTTTATAAATATTAGTCCTAATCCTGTAGGAGTGCTGGCTAACTTATCTGCTAATACTTTTACATTAGACTATAATACTAATACTTATGGAGGTAACTTTAGACTAGCTAATACAGGTATATATACTATTCAAACAAGTAGCAACTACGAAAAACTTTACTTACCAGATGACGCTACTATTAGAGAGGTACCTACAGGTAGAGTATCTATTAAAGCTAGAAATAAAAATAGACTAGGTAGGGTTAGTCCTTTTGTAGAAGATTCTATAACTATATCTAGTATGCCTATACAAAAAGTAGAAAATGTAACTATTATAGAATCTCTGTATAGAGAACAGTCAGGTGGTGTCGTTATCAGAGCAACATGTTCTTTTGACCATATTGTTGGGCAAGAGGTAACTGATTATGAAATTTCTTATAAAATAGATTCTGTTGTCTCTATAGGCTCTGACGATGCCGGAACACCTTTAATAGACTTTAATACTAGTAAAGTGCCTGCTACAGGTATAGATGATAATGGTAGAATAAACTTTACTATAAACGGTGTAAATAGAGGCTTAATTGCAGGCTCTACTATTATTACTCTACGTATTGTACCTTTAAACAAAAGTCTTAGAGGTTATACCACTACTGTGAGTAAAGACATAATAGGTAAGTCAGCAGCACCCGCTAATATTAATAACTTTACAGGAGGTCAGAGTAATGAGCAAATTACTTTATTTTGGCAGTATGCTCGTATTAATGGTGAGTTACAGGATATAGACCTTAAAGAGGTAGTTATACGAATACTACCAGGAGAAGTAGAAGTTACTTTAGACAACTTCTTAGCTGGTAGCTCTCTAGTTACTGTTTCTGCTGGTACAGCGCGTAAATCTATACCTATATCAACTTTTGGTAGTTATACCTATTTAGCAAGAACTAAAGATACTAGTGGTAACTTTAGCGAATCTGTTGTAGGCATAACAATTAATAGCTCCCGTCCCAAAAGAAATACTATAGTATATGCTATAAATGAAGATAACCCTACAGAAGACTTCTCAGAACTAGTTAATCTAAATAGTCTAGAAACTAACTACCCTTCCGTTACTAGCTCTAATACAGGTGGTTTATCTTATGCCTATACTAGTGCTGTTGACAACGCTAACGGCTCTAGCTCAGGTTGGTCGGCTATAGGAGGTTCGGCTACAGATCTATTAGCTACTGCTAATGCTACTTATATAACGCAGATTAGAGATTTTAATACACCAATTACAGGGTCTATAGTAGTAGATATCGAAGGGTCTCAAACTATACAAGATACTTTCTTCGATCAAAAAGCTGTATATCTAGCAGGTGTAAGCGACGATAGCAGTAGTAGTACTATACTAAAAGATACTAGCTTTGGGGGTATAGGTCGGGTACTAGGCTTATCTAACTCTCAAGTAACTACTGGAAGATACGATTCTAACAACAAAACATGGATGACAGGGCCTGCTGATGGTAATGTTTGGGCTATATATGATCAGGGCCAGTTCGTTGGAGATACTTCAAATACTAATTCTTATGCTCTAATTGCAGGGTTAATTGATATTAATAATATTCGTTTAGGACATACTTATCATGCTAACGGAGACTTACAAGTTGACGGGTCAGGTGTTGCTACTAACGCTTTTAGTAATGTTGCTAGTGGTAGTTCTTACGCGTTAGTTAATCTTACTCAGTATAATGATACAGGCCCTACAAACACGTATCAAGGTGTTTTAAACGGTATAGAAACGTTAACTGCTATTAGAACATCTAGTGCTGATACTGTCTTTTACGCAAACGGTAACGTAAATGTTGCTGCCTTTGCTGGTATAGGAGGGGGTGATGGGTTTACCCCTTATGAGTCTGGTACAAAAACTTTTAGATGGATGCAAATTAAATTTCAAGTAAACAATTCATTACCGGATGATTATGACTTTACTTTAGATAAATTTAGAGTTACAATAGACAAAGAGCAAACAATTATTACTAATACTGTCCTGTATAATAACAGTCCTACAGTAGTAGATCTTACTTCTTCTAGCTTTTTAAACAGACCTGCTATTACTTATGCTATACTTGACCAAATAGATGCAGAAGCTAACCCTTCTATTGCTATAACTACAGCAGCCTCTAACACATCACTATCATTTAAATTAGTATCAACCAATGGTACAGGGCTTTACCAAGCTAACAGCTCTGCCAACGTTATGATAACAGCTATAGGAGTATAATATGGCTTTAGTAAATTCAAATACCTATGTGGAGCCTACTGCGGCAACCTCATTAACAACCGCCAGACTACAATACAATAACGCATTAAGATCTTTGCTAACTAATTTTAGTAGCCCTGGTAGTCCTTCATCTGTAAATTTTTCTGCTTCTGGTAGTGCTTTTAGCGTTCCAGACGGTACTTTATATAGAAGTGAGACTAATCACGCTATATATATAGCCGAAAGTTTAATGGTTAAGAACTCGCCTGTTGGTGGTAACTTTACTAGAGTAGGTTTGGGAAATCGTATAGAAAATGGTATTGTAGCTTTAGGTGCAAACGCTGAAAGCTATGAAATTGGAGAATTAGTAGCTACTGTATCAGAGAACGGTAGTTTAGCTGCTAATTCTCGATTATACTTAGTTACCTCAAACTCTCTTACCGACGGCTCTACAGCTAACTTCTTAGACATAGGAGCTCCGCAAGGCTACAGCGTGGGTGTAAATAGTAATGTCTTATTTAGCGGTCAACAAATACTTTCACCTAGAATCTACGCTACTACTAACTTAGCTGTAGGTACTACTACTCCTGACTCTACTCTACACATAGTAGGTGTAGGAAAAATTACAGGAAATGTATCTCTACTATCTAACTTAGTAGTCGGGGGCAACACTAATATAGGTGCTAAACTTACAGTTGCTGACACTAGTGTTTTTACAGGAATAGTAACAACGCTTACTAATATAGTAGCCGGAGGCACTATTACCGCTACAGGTAATATGATTACTTCTTCTGACCTAGAAGCAAGAGACATTGATGCTACAAGAGATATAACTGGTAGAGACTTAGATGCGACCCGAAACATAGGCGCAGCAGGTAACATAACTGCTAGCGGTAACATAACTGCTAGCGGTAACATAACTGCTAGTGGTGATCTTAGTGCTGCCTCAGATAGACGTTTAAAAACTAATATTGTAGCTATAGACAATGCATTAGCTAAAACTCTGCAGATAGAAGGCGTATACTATAATATGATAGGTAATGACACTAGAAAAGTAGGTGTTATTGCTCAGGATATAGAGCGGATACTACCAGAAGTTGTTACAGGAGATACTTTAAAATCTGTTTCATATGGTAACGTGGTAGGTTTATTAATAGAAGCTATTAAAGAACTTAACAAGGAAGTACAAGAGCTGAAGTCTAGTATTAAATAAATAAAGTTGGCCAACCTAACAAAAATAAAGTACTATGTAGACTAAGTAAAGTATTTTATAAAAATTAGTTAACTTTGCTTTAGGAGATTAATATGAGTAAAAATACATACGTAGTTGGTAGCCACGGCAACGCTAACTACCGAGACCTAGTATCTATAGATTCTTCTGTACTTACACAAGGTAACAATACGTTTTTAGTTTATCCAGGTACTTATACTGCACCAACCAACGCTAATTGGGTTGATGTAGCTTTTATAGGTGTTGGAGATCGCGAAGAAATTATTATAAGCGGAGACACTACTATAGCTAACACTTCTAGTGGTACTACTACTTTTAAAAACATGACTATGCAGGGTTCTAGTGTTGTTCTTGCTGATGCAAAATCTTGTGTAACTAAATTAGGTGCTGCTAGTGCTCCAGTAGAATTTAACAATGTTGTTTTTACTAACGCTAAACACGCTGTTTCTCACAACGGAGAGCCTGCTTTTACTACAACTAAAACACAGGTAACTATGAATTTTTGTGACGCATCTGCTACTGACCAAAGTATTGTAGCTAACTCTAATGTAGAGATTAGTTATAGCAAGTTAAACACAGTTGCTAATGCTTACTGCGCTCCAGGTACTAGTGGTGCTATACTTTCTATTAAAGTTCTGGCCTCTACGTCTGGCGGTGCTAATACAGGAAACTCTACTGAGACAGTGCTTGCACTAATCTCGTAAATACAAAAATTAAGGAGATAATAATATGATTAAGAAAACAGTAACAGGCAACGCTGACGCGCTGAAGCTTGTAAAAAACGGTAAATCTGCGCCTACTACACCTATGGGCGGCACAGGAAGACCTTCTTTTAAAGGCTCTAATGATACTCGTGCAGCAGGTAAGGCTAGTGGCAATAAAACACTAGCTCCTGCTAAAGGTTACATCGAATCAGCGCCTGTATCCGTAGGCGATAGTAGCTTTAATAACCAGTGGGTTGTTAAGGGTAAAACTGGTTCTCTAGCTGGAAAAGTAACTACGGCTAAAGAATCTGTTAATAGCGGTATGGGCGGCAAGTTTAAAAAAGGTACTATTTAATATGGCTAAGTCAATTTCTGGAGTTACCGAAAGAGCTGGCAAAGTTAAAGACATTGGTGATAATCGTTATGGACACCGCGAGTCTTACGACGAGCAGTCAAAAGCAGAAGATATTAAAAAGTCTAAAGAAGGCGACGATATTGTATCTGTATTTGTTACCAATCCTCTACAAAATAAAGTTACCAGGACTGCCCTATGAGTATAACACCTAGTTTTCTCAAACAGAGTATGCCTAAAGTAAAAGGTAAAAAAGTAACTAAGAAAAAACCTTACAAAAAGCCAACTAAAAAGAAGTAATACGTAAAAAGCCGCCGCAAATAATTGCAGCGGCTTTTTTATTTGATCTTCTTAAAAGGTAGCTTAAGAGCTTTACATATTTGCTTTAAAGATTGAGTAGTACCTTTACGAGCATTTTTAGGTATCTTGCTCATTAAATACCCGCTCTTACACCGCTATACTTTGACTTGCTTATTGACTTTAGTAAGGCGCTGTCTTCTCTAAGCTTTGTTAGCTCCGCTGAGGTTACTACTTCTGTTTCTATTTTATTTGTAATCATAGGGAAGATAGAAACAATCGCTTTAGCACACTCTTTGGCAATTAGCATATGCTCTGCTTGAGTACCGTTTGCCGAACGAAGTTCGCAGTAATGAATCCAAGAACGTAGCGAGCCTTGCATATACATACGAGATACTGTGTTACCTTCTGGAAGAATAACGCGAGCCTGTTCTTTAGCAATTTTTTTAACTAGTGCTTGTGCATACTTTTCTTGTACTAAGGTAAGTACTTCTATCTGAGCTTCTTCCCACCAATCTTGTACTTCTCTATCTTCGCAGTCATAGGAATTCTGCCTATTCTTAAGGTCTTGCATCCTAGCTTCTCTGAGCACAAAACTATTTTCCATAGTGTTTACGTCTGCATATCTCTGGCTAAATTCTTGATAACTAAAACTACGGTGTCTTAAAATCTGCCTAGCTATATCTCGCGTAGTTGTAATTTCCATGGTAGCACTGACCATTTCAAAAGGCGACCAATGCTTATGTTTAATTAAATACTTTAACAACCCTTCAGCTTTTGAAAAATCTGTTTGAAACTGTGGATTAGACACTTTAGCGCAGTAAGCAATTAGCTCTTGTATATTCTCAATACCCTCAATTTTGCCTTCAATAGGCTGCGAACAGGCAAAAAGCGTTACCTTGCTTACTTCGTTACTATATTTATACATTTAAGTTCCTTGATGTTATTGTTAAAGATCTAAGTAAGGCTTCTGGTACGAGTAGTGCGCCTTTGTCTGTTTTTATATGTGATACTGATGCTAGTTCTACTACTGATTCATGGTGACTAATACTTAAGTATATGCCCACAACTCTCCATTGTCGTATAAAGCCATACATAGGGCATCGCCATTCTAGTAAATCGCCTACGTTATACATTTATTCTCTTTTTCTGTTTAAAAAATCTATTGAAAAAGTAACAGTGAGTAATCCAACTATTGTAAAACTACTCTACTGTTGCCTTTCGTTTTATTACTATCTTAAATTATAGAATACTTTGGCTATACCTATCGGCATTACAAAATTAGTTTTCTATAATTTATATATGTGCGAGAAAGTCTAACACATCAAAATCACTCTTACCTGCGGCAATCGCTACTTCGTGATAATCCTTAAGATTAATTAGTTTTTCATTATCAATAAGCTTTTGCTTGCCTGCATTTAAATTCTGTATATACTTTGCTTTACCGGAAATAGGTAAGGCGGCAATAAGATTATCAAAAGTCTTATAGTCTTTTGCAAGTCCTTGTGCTCGTTTTGGGCCAATACCTTCGATACCTATAATGTTGTCGCTTTTATCGCCTTCTATAATACGAGATAGCCTGTACTCTTCTGGAGTTAGCCCTAGCTCTTCAATAGATTCAAGAGTAACTTCTTTACGACTAAATAGATTAAATACAGATACGTCGTCATCAATTAGCTGAAGAAGGTCTTTGTCAGAAGACACAATCCACGTATGTTCATGCTCATCGTGAAG